TCCTAATAATTGAAAAAAAATTATTACAGTTTGGTCATCGACCCCCAGAACCCATGCGGTATGTACTTCAAGAGCTGGATCATAAGAAACTCTAGTAATCTGTTTATCTTCCTCGAGCTTTTTAATTATATCCCCATATATGGATCCCTCGATGTTCGCTATCCAATCGCACTCAAATTCTTGCTTATACTTCGTATCTCCCATCTGCGCTTTAGCAGCGTCTAACTCTTCCTGGTCGATAATATTTGTCTGGCTGGCTTTTGCTGTATAGGCTAGCCATTGTGGATCTCCCAAAGCGTGTTGGTATAGATCATAGAAAATATTACTCATCCCCTGTGGAGTGGAAATAAAATATGCGAAACCCTTTCTGTCTGATAGAGCGGGTCTCAAAATTTCATTCCAAAGAACTGGGTTCATTTGGCTGCACTCATCTATGCAAACTCCATCTGCGTAGATCCCTCTAATTTTATCTGGATCTTCACTAGACAGTAAAGTTATTCTAGCGCCATTTGGCAAATCACAACGCAGCTCAGTTTCATTAAACGTAGTACCTGGAATACATCCAGCGTATTGTTTTAAATAATCCCAACAAACCCTTTTGATTGAAACGAATGTTGGTCCAATCAAATAATATCTCGGGTTCTTTTTCTCATTTGTCAGCGCCTTCTTTATAAGGTGCATGATGATAAGAATACTTTTTCCAAATCGTCTATGACAATTTAGAACTGCAAATCTATGTTTATCCAATTCATTGTGCAGCATCGCTTGCAGCGGTCTCGGTGTATATGGTATTTCTATGTGCATTAATGTAATGTGGGTAAGTCAGCCATATCCAATATTGAATTATATTCTATCCCCGAGTTTTTCATTAAATCTTTTACGAAACTGTTAGCGTGTCTTTCGTTATCAAAACCATTTAAGTGGATAACCAATCCGTTTGTATCTTCTGCCAAAAATACCATCGCAGTTATAAATTTATTTTTCTTATCCTTATCCATCTGTATGTGTGTGGCTGTGTGTTGATCTTCCTATTTATATATACTTACAAAACGCGCCCGAGTTTCGGGGTATACCCCCCAATGTTCCTGCTTTGTTCCGCTTTTTATATGCAAATAACAGGGTCGATAGGTACAATACCTGTCGACTATTAGCGTAAACATTAATCTTTTTAGCTATCGAACTGGTATCGAGAGTGTGCGCCAGGATCAGAACTCCATATCGCGCGCCCGAGGATCGCTGCGTTGGCTACAAAGAACCAACTTATCAACCAGTTCAGCAAACCAAACAGTTAAAACAAATTCATTTTATCAATCAGCTGCTGATAACTTCTTTGTATCTTGCTGATCCACTTGCTCAATAATTTCTTTAGCTTGTAATAAATCTTTTTTATCATCGCTCGGTCTCCCCCATGATATAGTTAATGTTGTATCTTGTTTAACTTCTTGTTTAGACTTCTCTCCAAATGTGCTGCTCGCAAGTTTGGTTGCAAGCCATCGAATGTGGCTCCACTTCTCTCTCAAGAAATGTGTTTCTTGTGGTGTCTTTGGGATCTGCATATCTTCTGAGATCTGATCTAACAAAGTGAACACTCCAGTTTGCCTGGCGTTCATAATCTTTTTTTGTAACTCTTCATCCTCTCTACAATGCCTGTAGACAGTTGAAGTATCTGGCATCGATTTATCTTTACAGATCCTGGATAAAGGTTCTCCAAGTTCTAATCGTTTACAGATTTCTTCAGCTTGATCCATGATAATAATTCTGCTTCAGTTTTATTTTTAAAAGGTTTTAAATTCTTTAATGCTTTTAATTTACCGCTCATTGATGTTGGTCCCTCAGAGAAACCTCCATGATATTTACATCTAAATTTTTTCGAAGTTTTTTGAAAGTAACCTTTGCATCTACATTGTTTAGTAAAGTTACTAGATCTTGTGTAACTTTCACATTGTATTTTGTGTAAAGGCTTACCTACCACAAGTTATCTTTCTCTTTATAAAAAATTGTCTATCTTGTCTACTGTTTGTTTATCCAGGCTAATTTCAAGATCCAGGATCGCAGCTCTATATCGTTTCTTAATCGTAACTCGATGGCAGCCAAATCGCTTGCCAAGGATAACCCAGGAATATCTCATGGCTCGCGCCCAGATCAGCCTTCGATCTTCTAATTTTGGGATCTTACCAAGTAAATCAATAGCTATCTCCCAGCAGGTAATTTGTTTGGAATTAGCTCTCAATTTGAGCTTACCTTCTGATTTCCAATATCCATCATCTTTACGATCATAAGTCATTTCCAAAATATCGTACATCTCAGTTGCTTTAGGTTTTTTAACTCCTGGCATCAATCTTTCAGTAGTTCCTGCAATTTCAAACAAAGTTACTAATTTATCGGTAATTATGCGCATAAAGCCGCCTTTCTAGCGGCATCAAACTTTTTTATAGGTTCGTCTTTCTTAAATGAGTGTTTTTGGATCCGATCGCCTTTCCCGTTGCTATATTCAACATAATGACCTTCGCGACCACACTCCGTATACTTTTCTCCGTTATACTCTATAGAATGTTTTGCAACCCCCCCTGTCGATGATGATCTATTATAGTTAAAGTTACTTCTATTAAATCTATTATTAGTTTTATAAGATGGTTTTATTAATACACCTCTGTGAGATATATCCCTCCCCTCAGAGAGAGTTATCACTCTTTTTTTGATTGTTTCCTGCAATATTTTCTGTCCCGATAATAAGTATAAATTAGTGGAACTTAGGCGTTTTACAGCTATCAACTTTAGCTTGGCAAGGTGTTTAACTGATCTTTGAATGGCAGCAATACTGATACCTGTTCGCTTCTTAATTGTAGCGTATCTTGGATGACACTTTCCATCCTTAACATTCATGTAACTAACCAAACAGAAATAAACTAATTTGTCATGTGCAGATAATCGATCATCCGCCAAAATATTTAGATCCCCCACAAAATATAAACTCATGCTTGATCCTTCTTGGTGCAAACCATATTGTGTCGATCCTGTAGCAGCTCCATAGCTTGAACCCATGCCTCTGGGGTAAGGTTTACCTCTGAACCCTTCTCTGGTGTCAGCTGCTGCACTCTAAAGCCTATAACTTTGTTACCTTTGACTTTATAAAAAACCAGGAAACTTGGTAATCCACACATCCTGGCTAACTTGGCTGTCGTTGTTGTAGCTTTCCAGGGTTGTCCAACATCAAATGCTGTTTCTTTTAGATACAATGGCTCCTTACATTTTAAACAGATCCCCACTCCATCCATATCGATTAGACCCAATTTCTGTGGCAAAGCACGATGCCATAAACTATAATCCGAAAATTTTACATCTTTAAAATAAATATCTCGCGCCATTACAGACCACCATCCTTACGGAAACCATTGAGAGGATCTTTCAGCTGCTTATTTTCTTTTTGCAAACCATCAATTATTGTTTTTAGATTTTTATTTTCTTCGCTCAGCCTATCTATTTCTTTTTTAAAATTATCAGTTTCTTTTGACTTAGCTTTATTCTTATCAATCACATGAAAGTGAGCTGGCGTTAATTCTGTCATTTGTTAAAAATAATCTCCGTTACATCCTGTACCCAACCGCCAGGAATAGTGTTTGTATTACCTACAGTTAAAGATCCATCTTCCATGTCATAAGAATAGTCTGCAAATATTGTGATTACTTTTTTGTTTCTAACCAGGAGATGACCCTTGCTTATACAAATTGCTGGCTCAATTTTTAATGCTCTTGATACTGTCATCCAGGAATTGTCAGCAATACAATCCAACCATTTAACTTCTACAAATGGGTAATCAGCAATCGTTCCTGTTATCTTTTGTTTAGCCATAAAAACTAGATGGTAATACTTTGCCTTTTGTTTTAGATTTAATTAGATCCATGTACTTGGGTCGCGGAATACGATCTCCAACACACCATCTACAAACTGTACTCTCTGGAGAAACCCCAGTAAGACCAAAAAACTTTGCTAATTCTTTATGTGAAAAACCTTTTTTTTTTCTAAATTCTTCTAATTTCATTAAAATCGTTTGTATTTATCCTTACCTTATTGTCAATGAATATGCGGAACTA